TTGAGGGCGAGAAGGAATTTAAAAGTGCACTTCGTGACATCAATCAGACATTTAAGGTTCTGGGATCTGAGATGAAACTGGTATCCTCACAGTTTGATAAGCAGGATAAATCTGTCCAGGCCTTAACGGCAAGAAATGAAGTTTTAAATAAGGAAATAGATGCACAAAAGAATAAAATCGGTACTTTGGAAGCTGCCCTTAAAAATGCCGCTGAATCCTTTGGTGAAAATGATAAGAGAACGCAGGCTTGGCAAATCCAACTTAATAATGCCAACGCTGATTTAAATAAGATGGAACGGGAGCTTGGTGAAAATAACAAAGCACTAAATGAAGCAAGTGAAGGTTTTGATGAAGCGGGAAATGAAGCGGACGATTTTGGCGATGAGATAAAAAAGAGTGCCAACGTTGCAGATGATGCGGGAGGAAAATTTGAGAAACTAGGCAGTATTGTCAAAGGAATCGGTGTGGCAATCGGAGCGGCTATGGCCGCCATTGGAACTGCCGCCGTTGCCGCCGGTAAAAAGCTTTATGACATGGCTAATGATGCGGCTGCAGCTGGAGATGAGATTGATAAAGCAAGTCAACGCATAGGACTTTCCAGAAAAGGCTATCAAGAGTGGGACTATGTGCTTTCACAAAATGGTGCAAGCATATCTACTTTAGAAAATGGCATGAAAAAACTAAATAACACGGTTGATGATGCCATCAACGGTAGTACTTCTGCCACTGATAAATTCAGGCGATTAGGAATCTCGATGGAAGATCTCCAAGGAAAATCAAGAGAAGAAATCTTTGAGATGACGGTGAGAGGACTGCAGGGTATTGCTGATGAAGGCGAAAAAGCGGCCATTGCCAATGATCTCCTTGGAAACTCATCAGTGGAACTTGCAGCTCTTTTAAACCAAACGGCAGAAAGCACAGAAGACTTAAAGAACAAAGCCAGCGAGCTAGGGCTTGTGATGAGTGATAAATCCATCGATGCTGCAGTCGAGTATACCGATGCCATGGATAATCTTACCCGTTCTTTTACCGGTGTGAAAAACAATATCACTTCCCAACTCCTCCCCGGCTTTACCATGATCCTTGATGGTCTTACAGGACTAATCACAGGACAAGAAGGTGCAGGGGAACAGTTAAAAGCTGGAGCCAAAGAAACGGTAGACCAGATAGCGGTAATTCTTCCCCAAATCTTAGATGTGGTCACTGGACTGATAGCTGCCATTGCAGAAGTTGCTCCTGAGCTAGTCATTGCTCTTGTTAACGGTATTTTGGATAATTTACCAACACTGATTGATGCAGCGACAAATATTATTATGACCATAGTGGGAGGTCTTATTGAGGCATTGCCACAGATAACTCAAGGGGCGCTTCAGTTGGTACTAACTTTAGTGGACGGAATCATTGCTAATCTCCCTGCCCTTGTTGAGGCGGCACTTGTTATGATTGTTACCCTTGCAACTGGCATTGGTGAAGCACTGCCGGAACTAATTCCGTCCATCGTAGAAGCAGTGATTTTGATTGTAGAAACATTGATTAATAATCTGGATCTGGTCCTAGAAGCGGCTTTCCAAATTATCAGTGGTTTGGCACAAGGTATCTTAAATGCACTGCCTACCTTAATTCAGGCTTTACCGCAAATTATTAGTAGCATTATTACTTTTATCACCACAAATCTACCTAAGATTATTGAGATGGGTGTTCAGCTTACTATTCAGCTTGCGGCAGGATTGATTCGTGCTATTCCGCAGTTAGTGGCACAAATTCCTCAGATTATTACAGCCATAGTGACTGGTTTAGGGAAAGCCATTCCGGCCATCATTGATGTGGGTAAAAACATCGCCAGAGGACTCTGGGATGGTATTGCCTCCATGGTGACTTGGCTTAAAAACAAAGTCAGTGATATGGTTGGTGGAATTGTCAAAGGAGTTAAGGGACTTTTAGGCATCCGATCTCCATCTCAAGTTTTCGCAGGTATTGGTGAAAACATGGGTGAAGGTATCGGTGTAGGCTTTGAGAAGGCTATGGATGATGTTAGTGAAGATATGCAAAAGGTCATACCCACAGATTTTAATTTAGACTCCGATGTAAATGTAAATGGTGGTGCAGGTGGCGGATATGGAATGCTTGGTGGCTCTTTAATTACCATTCAACAGATGATTGTCCGCAGTGAAGATGATATTCGAAAGATATCGCAAGAACTCTACAATTTAATGCAGACCGGTTCTCGAGCACAGGGCCGATTTATTACAACGTAAAGGAGGGCGATGTATGGGATTTATTTATAACGGCATTAGTTCAAAGGACATGAAGATAAAAGCAAGGCTCACAAGTTGGCAGGCATCGCCCGCCCTTAGAAACTCCTATGAAATGGTACCAGGTAAAGCGGGGGTTGCTGATTTTGGTTGTGATAGCTCAGAGCGAATCATTATCGTTAATTGTAATGTATACCCACAAAAAAGTTTTGCTGAACTAGTAGAAGTATTGGATGGCTTAGCTGAGTGGCTAAACCCCATGAATGGTTTAAAGCAGCTTGTGTTGGATGATATTCCTGACCGTTACTTTTACGCACGTCTTACTGAGCAGGTGGATTGTGAGAGGCTACTTAGAGCGGCAGGGGCATTTGACATTAAGTTTATCTGCCCAGATCCTCATGCTTATGCTTTGACTGATGAGCAATTTACAATTTCCAGTGAAGGCAACCATGTGATTGAAAGATTAACCGGAAATGCTGACTCAGAACCCGTTTATCAACTAAAGGGTACAATTAACAGTTCATCCTCTACCTATATCTCGATTACAACAAATGGTGAAGAATTACGAGTTGTTGGAGCTTTGACAGCAGATGAAGTTCTTGTCATTGACAGTGGACTAGTGACAGCCAAAATAACTGATACAAACGGAAACACATTGAGAAATGGTTTACCAGGCTTGGATGAGCTGAATTTTCCTGTTCTTCATAAGGGAGATAATGAAATTTCAATCACTGTGGCGGGAGCAACAATTTCCGAGTTAAGGATTCTGGCTAAGAGCAGATGGAGGTGATAAGGTGGCCATTAAGTCGATTTTAACAGTGCAAACAGATTTCACAGGCGAGCTTCCAGTAAGTGATCAGACCGTTGGACTTTGGCGATTTAATGAATCAGCGCCAGATGGAAACACCATGCTTTTAGATGCGTCAGGTAATAACAGAAACTTCTTTGTTTCCGGATGGTCAGGAACTTCAGCTAGTTTGGTCTTAGGTAGACTTGGAAGATTTTTCAGGCAAAACATTGTCAATCCTACAAGCGAAAGAACCCATCTAGTGGCTACCAATGACGGTAGCTTTTTTAGTGATTTAGGAGAAAAAATCGTAGTGGGCGGATGGATTAACCCGACAACTTATTCCATTGGTCAAAATTTCATTCCCATTTTTAATACCAGACATGGACCGGGACAGCCGATTTTTTATGTTTCCTTATACCAAGGTAGATTAAGACTGATGCTTTACAATGCATCGGGTTCGCTGATTTATGATCAAACGGAAACACCAAGTATTACGCTTAGGAATAATGGTTGGTATTTTATAGCGTCCATCATTGAAGTAAATAGCAAAAGAGTACAAAATTTGGTCTGTGACCGAAGTGATGGTGCTGTTTGGCAATCGCCCATTAGAACTTTTACGGGAGATTTGAATCAAAATTGTGTTGCTAATATTGTCATGGGAATGCTCGCTGATACTTATTATTACGCGGGCGGATTTGATGATTGGTTTTATGAAAAGAATTCTGAGCTTACCATGGAGGAGCTTATTTCCTACTTCAAATCTTCTATCTTGGCAAACGGTGGTGACAGTACCGCTGATGTAGATGCTCTAACGGAGCCGGGTACTGTTATGCTGAAGGCAACAAGTGGTGTTTATGCTCAAAATGGTCAGCTTTATACAACCGCAGCTGTCTGTGGTCTTGCAGGAACAGGACGAGTATCCGTAACCAGCGAATACACAGCAGGGGTAACCGCCATCTCCCTTGTTGAAACCTCCACCTCTGATGATTTAGTCAGTTGGACACAGTGGCAGTCAGTGGGACCCAGCGGAGAACTTCAGTCACCGAATAGAGCTTATATTCGTTATCGAATTACCTTGACCACTCAAGATACAACAAGAACACCTAAGCTTATAGAAATACAGCTTCATGATATTCCGAAACCTCCTTATGAGAGGCTGGGATTTGCAAGACCCGTTGTCTTGGATACCAACGGTGCGTGGGAAGCGGTGTTAGAAAATGCCTTTGACATCATTGTAACCAGTGAGGTAAATGGCGCCGATATCTTGGAATTTAAGTTGCCATTTCATGATCTCAAGCGAGAGTCTTTGGATAATGAGAAACAGGTGCAGATTGTAAATGATGTGTACCGAATTCGGACCACGACAGATGAGAAAACTTCTGATGGTCGAGTGATTACACAAGTATATGCGGAAGCTTCCTTTTATGATCTTTCCTTCAGCGCGGCAAAAGAGCCGATGGATTTTGTCGCTGAAACACCAGAGGCCCCTATGCATTATGCCTTGCTGGGTACTGGTTGGGCTTTAGGGAATGTCACTGTAAGTACAAGGAGAACATGGCAATCTACAGAGAAAAACGCGCTATCAATTCTTCGTGCCACACAAAACATTCATGGTGGAGATCTGATCTTTGATAGTGCTAACCGGCTAGTTCATCTTCTGACATTTGGCGGTGCTGATAGTGGAGCCTTGTTTTGCTATAGAAAAAACATGAAAAGCATACAAAGGGTAGTAGATACAAGAAGCTTAATCACTCGACTTTATGCATATGGAAAAGATGGGATGACATTTGCCTCTATTAGTGGCAATAAAGAATATGTGGAGGACTACAGTTACTCATCAGAAGTAAGAGTGGCAACCCTTGATGCCTCATCCTTTAGCAATCCTTATCAGATGCTCGAGTTTGCTAATATGCGATTAGCACAGTATTCAAGGCCTAGAATTTCCTATGTTCTTTCAGCTATGGATTTATCTGTGCTGACGGGATATGAACATGAAGCTTGGAATCTTGGAGATATCGTTACCGTTGATGATAAAGACTTAAATCTGTCAGTAAAAACTCGTGTGGTGCGCAGGCAGTACAATCTACAAGAGCCATGGAAAACAGTGCTGGAGCTATCCACCACCTTAAGAGAATTAGGGGATGCATCTGCTGGGTGGGATAAAGCTGCCGATATTTTATCCTCAGCCGATGTCCTTGACAGGCAGGAAGTAAAAGATTTAGTCCCCTTTAACCATCTAAGAAATTCAAGAGCCGATGACGGGATCACCTACTGGCTCAATTCAGGGTTTGATGTTGATCCAAACAATGGTGTCTCAGGAGATGCTTCCTTTAAAGCTGATGGGGTTTTAGGCATGACAAAAAGTCTATCTCAAACTATTTATCCAGCAAGCAGGAGGAGTTACACATTCTCAGCTCAGATTGCATCAGAGAATCTTCAAAAAGGACCTAATGGACAAGTCGGTATTGAAGTTATGATTGAATACGAGGATGGTACAACCGAAACCAGGTTTATTGATCTCTTTTAGGAAGGAGTGGTGCTATGGCTTATTTTTCCCATGTAGCTCATGTTATCTCACCACGCGGGTTTAGTAAGATAAAGGCTCTAACAATCCGTCTATATGTTTCTGATTGCACAGGCGCAGTATACTTTACTGATATGCTTTTACAAGGAGGCTCTATTGCTACAGGCTGGACTCCCCATGTATCAGAAATTAAATGGACACTAGATGGGTAGGTGGTGATATTGTCAGTTTCTTTTACTAGATTTGCAGAGACCATTCATTGCAAAGAAGAAAAGCGTGTTGTTAGCATAACGGTGAAACTACTTTTAGAAGACTGCACCGGTACGGTTTATTTTACCGACATTCAAGCGCAAGAAGGAGACCGCTTGACGGGTTACACAATCAATACAGAAACCATGCTCCAGAAATTTAGGCAGAATAATAACATTGTGCCTGTTCGATTTTATAACGGAGTGGTACGCAGTAATGAAACAATCATTCTCTTTAATCTTGGTAAAACCTCAGCTGGTCTTGATTGTCACATTTACCCGATACAGGGTATGCAAGCAGGAAGTATTGAACTATCTCAAGGAGCTGGAGCACATAAGGTTAAATTTAAAGAATCCATAAATCCAGAGGACACACTTTCCCTTTTAGCCTCTACCAGGCAGTGTTTGAAAAATGGAAGCCCTTCTGAAAAAGAGGGCTTTTTTCAATACACCGCAGCTAGTGATAGTAAGCATATGGTGAAATTAGAAGATAGAAAATCTGCCAGGGTATTATTTGAGTTTCAAGAAATGCAGGAAGGAAGTGAACGCCCATGAGAGATTATTTAAAAGGAAAACGGTGCATGGTTTGGAGCTTCATGGGCAATGCTCGTATGTACCAAGCCTTACGTGATTATGGTGATCGCTTGGATACCGTAGGAATTTTTACCTTTGAAGTGGATATTACCGGAACAATAACAGAAACAGGTACAAGCATCTCCAGTATGCTTACTTACATCAACCGATGGCCACACATCAAGTGGCTGCTTACTATTATGAATCATGGTACAGCATCCATATTTACAGCCCTTAGAAATAATACAAATGGTGCGAAGGATAAATTCCTTGCTGAGATTATCCGTATTATGAATAAATACCCTTGGTGTGCTGGAGTGGATATAGACTTGGAGCGTGGTGGTGGTTATGAAAATAAGGATGCGGCTAATGCTCTCTTTCGAGATATCTATAATACGGTTAAAGCATACAATCCATCTAAACTCGTGAATATTTGCTTACCCGGCATGACAGGGGTACAAGGCTCCGTTGGTGGTGAAAACTGGTGTGTTTATGAAGATTTAGATCCCTACTGCGATACAGCAGCAATCATGAGTTATGGCATGGCTTGGGCGGGTTCTGCACCGGGTCCTGTATCCCCTAGAAATTGGCTGGAAGGGACCTATGATTATGCGGCTCGTGTTATGACTCCTGAAAAAGTGTTCTTTGGACTGCCTGCTTATGGTTGGAACTGGAGGATACACGATTCTCCTGCGAATTTAGGTATTACCTACCGGGGAATTTCCAACACCTATTATGCAGCCCAAAACTGGATGACCGGAGTCTATAACTTCACAAATGATGCTCCTCCCCAACCCCGTATTCCCATCATTGCGTATTGGGATGATTACGATAAAGTTCCTTGGGCTTTGCCTCAGGTGTATGACTACATGGAAGGATGGGATGCGGTTTCAAGAACGTATCCGTTAATTGGAGAAACCTATAACCGCCGTAGATATTTGACAGCTTATAGTAAACAGCAAAGAACTGAGTTTGGCACAATCTATGTAGACCGGACTGGAGGAAGTCCAGATAGCCATACTGGGAGCGTGTCCATTTCTACTCAAATGGTAACCCTTGGAGAAGGAGGCGAAGCAGAATATGAATTTGAAATAGCTACCGCAGGTGTTTATGATGTTGCAGTCCGTATCTCTTTCCCTTTTTGGGATAAGAATGGTATTCATGTTGCGTTGGATGGGGTAAGTTCTACTTTTAGTGAGAATAGACTATGGTGGCCATATTGGCGCACAACTTGCTGGCTTTCCTTGTCTTCGGGTGTATATCTTTCAGCTGGCATGCATACGATCAGCGTCAGTGCGCTAGTACCAGGTGTGCAGTTTTATGGATTTCGTGTATGCTCTAATTGCTCTGAGAGTCCTTCTGTAGGAGAGGCAGAATTTATGTTATCACCACGAATGTTTAAAGATGTTAACGGAGTGATGGCTGAACCGGATCGAGGATTTAAACTAACAACAGAGGTACTTCGTCGAAAAGCAGACTCTGCACTTGTTTGGTATGAAGACTTTAGGGATGACAACCCCTTACCATCTAGTTATTGGACAGCTTTAAGTGGACAGTGGCAGGTGTGGAGAAATCCTAATCAAACAACTAGTCGTCCCTATTCACAGCTTGATGGCTCAGGAGAGTTGGCATGGAATTATCAAGGGTTTTCAGATGTTCATTTACGAGCAAGAATAGCTTTTACACCGGAAGGAAATGGCCGAGCAGGGGTGTTTTGTGGGGACGTATTTTGTTGTCTGAATTTTAATACTCAACGCATCGAACTCTATAAGGGGTCTTCCCTATTAGGTAGTACTGCCACTGAGATTATAAAAACAACGGAGGAAAATCTTCGCTCTAATCCGAGAATGTACACCATTGAAATGCGCATTAGAGGTGACTCGGTAAGGGTTTATTCCGGGGCAAGCAATACTCTTCGATTTACTGCTACCCTTAATGGGTTCTCAGGAGGTTATGCAGGGGTTCGTTCCGATGGTCGCATTCTTTGTGAACTCTTAAGGCTGGGAGATGCTTGGGTCTATGAACCGTATGAAAGGTTTGATGTGATATTTCCAGGAGGAACGACCGTAGAGTATGGGAGGCTTTCAAGGACTGGTGTGACTTGGGATAGTGAGTTCCAGGTATTTGCTGTAAATAGTGATGTGGAGGAGTCTTCAACAAGAAGCCAAGACATCTCCATGGATTATGATTTCTTTCACTCAGGAGTTTTGCCACTCGTTTGCGGAAATGATTATTCAGTGAAAGTCGTGCCTAAAGATATCAATGTTTGGATTTCACGCCTATTTCTTGGAGATGCTGATGGTTTTTCAATTCTTTATTACCAGGACGTGGACAGCCTTGTCTATTGGGCAAATGAAGCGGCATATCGGTGGAAACTCAGAGGGATTGCCATATGGTCTTTAGGACAGGAGGACATGAGATTATGGGAGGCGCTGCCTAAACAAATATAAATGAAACAATTATAACGATCCAAGAGTGTTTGCGAAGATGCAGGCACTCTTTTTATATATTCAAAAATCATGAAGGAGGAAAAAATCATGAAGGAAATTTGGAACTGGGTACAAGTAGCACTAACTGCACTAGGTAAATTCTTAGGTTGGTTTTTAGGAGGCTTTGATGGGTTTTTATATGCACTAGTGACATTAATGGTGGCTGATTATATCACCGGTGTCATGTGCGCCATTGTCGATAAAAAGCTATCCAGCGAAGTCGGATTTAAGGGCATCTTCAAGAAGGTGCTTATTTTTGTAATGGTGGGAATCGGTCATATTATCGACACGAACCTTATAGGAGACGGTAGCATGCTCCGAACCGCCATCATCTTTTTCTACTGCTCCAATGAAGGAGTTTCCATGTTGGAAAATGCAGGCCGTCTAGGACTACCAATACCAGATAAGTTAAAAGATATCCTTGTTCAGCTGCATAACAAAGGAGGAAATGAATAATGAATCTCAGAAAGCTTATTTTCACAGAAAATGCCTGTTATAAGGCAGGCAGAAAGATTACACCAAAGGGCATCATGGTTCATAGCACTGGTGCGAACAATCCAAATTTACGCAGATATGTTGGACCGGATGATGGTCTGTTAGGAGTGAATCAATATAATAATCACTGGAATCAAGACAGACCAGATGGAAGACAGGTTTGTGTCCATGCCTTTATAGGGAAACTTAAAGATGGCTCCATTGCCACTTATCAAACCCTACCATGGAATCATAGAGGTTGGCATGCAGGAGGCGATGCAAATAACACACATATTGGCTTTGAAATCTGCGAGGACGGTTTGACCGATACCTCTTATTTTAATGCGGTCTATAAAGAAGCGGTGGAGCTATGTGCACATCTTTGTAAGGAGTATAAACTCGACCCGATGGCTACCGGTACGATTATTGGCCACTATGAAGGGTATCAACGAGGGATTGCATCAAATCATGCTGATCCAAGACATTGGTTTTCAAGACATGGCAAGAGTATGGATAATTTCCGTGTAGAGGTTAAAAAGTTACTTACAGCAGATGAAACACCTACTGGGGGTTCTGAAAATACAACCTATCCTGAAAAGCTGACTACAGGTTATTACCGTGTTAGAAAGACTTGGGCAGATGCAAAGTCACAGCTTGGGGCATATCGTATCCTTTCCAATGCAAAGGCACAGGTTGATAAGAACCCAGGTTATTATGTTTTCAACAACGATGGCATGATTGTATATCCCACCGGTAGCGCCTCTTCACCAACTTACAAAGAGTATACGGTAGTTAAAGGTGATTCTCTCTGGGCAATTGCAGCCAAGCTACTCGGTAGCGGCACAAGATACACAGAGATTGTTAAACTGAACAATTTAAAATCAACGATTATTTATACCGGTCAAAAACTGAAAATCCCTAACTAAGCATGATGCCCTTGGAGGTTTAAAACTTCCTTGGGCATTTTTTTTATTAAACCGTCAGATTTATGTATCTCCTGAGGCTACCAGGTAGAGGGCAACAAATAAAAGCGCCCTTCAGAAAGAGGTGATGGATATGAAGCACAATCTAAAAATTAGTGTTTCAAAGAAACCACAGACAGGCGGGATTGTTACTTACCGTAACTTTTCCGTGAGGGAGCGCATCCTTCGATTCCTTCTTGGGGGAAAACAGCGTGTAACGATTGTAATCCCCGGAGACAGCATCGAGGAACTCTCTATCTGTGAGATGACGAAAGGAGGAAATGACCTTGAGCAAAATAAAGTTACTGCTTGATGTGGTAAATGATATGCGAAGTCTTGCTGATAGCATACAAGCGGTTTGTGAGGCAATGGTAGATAGCGATTCTGATCCAAAAGAAACACCTACCACAAAGACAGAAAAAGCAAATGAGCCGGATATTTCGCTGGAAAAAGTGAGAATGGTACTCGCCGAAAAAAGTCAGCTTGGCTTTACCACTGAAGTGCGGGGCATCATTGGGAAGTATGGTGCTGACAAGTTAAGTGCTGTTGATAAAGCTTATTATGCTGACATCTTGAAAGATGCGGAGGTTCTTGGGAATGGGTAATCATGCAATATTATCTGCATCTTCATCACACAGATGGCTTCATTGTTTACCGTCTGCAAGGCTTGAACTTGAGTTTGAAAACACAAATGGAGAAGCAGCAAAAGAAGGTACAGCAGCCCATGCCCTCTCTGAACACAAGCTAAAAAAGGCACTTCGAATCAGAAGTAAGAGGCCTACATCAGAGTATGATTCAGATGAAATGGAAGAATGCACGGATGGCTACGTTGACTTCATCATGGAGCAGGTAGAACTTGCAAGAAAGTCTTGCACAGATCCTATCGTTCTTATTGAACAACGTCTTGATTTCTCTTGTTATGTTCCAGATGGTTTTGGGACAGGAGATTGTGTGATCATCTCAGATGATAGACTTCACATCGTAGATTTCAAATATGGTATGGGCGTGCTAGTGGATGCAGAGGACAATCCACAGATGAAACTGTATGCATTAGGGGCTCTTGAAATCTATGACAGTCTCTACGACATCAAAGAAGTATCAATGACAATATTTCAGCCGCGAAGAGAAAATATCAGCACCTGGACTGTTCCGGTAGAAGAACTTAAAGCCTGGGCAGAAGAAGAACTAAAACCTAAGGCAGCAAAAGCCTATCAAGGAGAAGGTGAATATATCCCTGGCCCGTGGTGTACTTTCTGCAGAGCATCCATAAGATGCCGTGCAAGGGCTGATGAAAAACTCAAACTGGCCCAGAAGGAGTTTAAGATGCCACCACTGCTTACAGATAGTGAGATTGAAGAAATTCTAAACATTATTCCTGATCTCACGAAGTGGGCGGGTGAAATAACTTCTTATGCCACAGATGCAGCAGTTAACCATGGGAAAGAGTGGAGTGGTTTTAAAGTTGTGGAAGGTCGCTCAGTTCGTAAGTACAAAGATGAAGATGCTGTAGCACAAAAAGCTGTAGAGAGTGGATATAAAGATATTTACCGTAAGAGCCTTATTCCTTTGACAGAGATGCAGAAACTGATGGGCAAAACCAAATTTGAGGAAATCTTAGGAAGCCTCATAGTAAAACCACCGGGAAAGCCAACGCTTGTTCCTAAAACAGATAAAAGAGTGGCTATGAACGTAACGAACGCAAAAAACGAATTTAATGAAATTATGGAGGATTGATCATTATGAAAAACTATACGAATAGAACTAAGGTTATTACAGGTGTGAACACAAGACTTTCTTACTTCCACGGCTGGGAGCCGGTTTCCGTCAACGGTGGTGCTGAAAAATACAGCGTATCCGTACTCATTCCAAAGGACGATACAGAAACCATTAACGCAGTAAATGCTGCTATTGATGCTGCTATTGAAGAAGGCATCGCTAAGTTTGGTGGAAAGAAGCCCAACAAGGCTGCTATAAAAATTCCTCTGCGTGATGGGGATGTGGAGCGCGATGACGAGGCATATAAAGGGCATTATTTTATCAATGCTAACAGCAAAACCCCACCACAGATTGTGGACAAGAGCGTAAAGCCAATCATGGATCGTGGTGAGGTGTACAGCGGATGCTTTGCTAGGGTTTCTCTGAATTTTTTCGCATTCAATTCCAACGGAAATAAAGGTGTGGCTTGCGGACTTGGCAACATTCAAAAGATTAAAGATGGCGAGCCTCTTGGTGGAAAGAGTTCTGCAGCAGATGATTTTACAACTCTTGCAGAAGATGACTTCCTTGCCTAATAGAAAAGGCCAATTGACGGTGGTGGGGGTATTTCCTCTGCCACCTGCTTTTTTAGGAACGGAGGTATATTATGAGAAGTCTTGAAATTGATATCGAAACCTACTCATCTATCAACCTACAAAAGAGTGGAGTTTATCGCTATGTGGAGGCGGATGATTTTGAAATACTGCTCTTTGGTTATTCTGTTGACGGTGGAGAGGTGATGGTGGTTGACCTTGCGAAAGATGAAAAGATACCACAGATCATACTGGATGCCTTGACCGATGAAAAAGTAACCAAGTGGGCTTTTAATGCTCAGTTTGAGCGTGTCTGTCTATCCAGATATCTTGGACACCCTTGTGGAGAATATCTAAATCCATCCGCATGGAAATGCTCAATGGTATGGTCTGCCTATATGGGGCTTCCGTTATCCTTAGTAGGTGTGGGTGCAGTCCTTGGTCTTGAAAAGCAGAAGCTGACAGAAGGTAAAGATCTTATTAGATATTTTTGTGTACCGTGTATGCCTACCAAAACAAACGGTGGAAGAACTCGTAATCTACCAAGTGACGATGAAGAAAAGTGGCAGAGGTTTAAAGACTATAACAAGCGAGATGTTGAAACGGAAATTGAGATACAAAAGAGGCTTAGTAAGTTTCCTGTCCCGGATGAAATATGGCATGAGTACCATCTTGATCAGGAAATCAATGATCGAGGCATCAAGGTAGACATGGACTTCGTAAAGCAAGCTATCGCTATGAATGAGATTTCACACACCAAGCTAATGGATCAGATGCAGGAAATAACAGAACTTGATAACCCCAATTCAGTACAGCAGATGAAAGACTGGCTGGCTGATAATGGTCTAGAAACAGATACCCTCGGTAAAAAGGCTGTGGCAGAGTTATTGAAGGACGCACCAGAGCATTTGGCTGAAGTTCTTAAACTCCGTCAGCAACTGGCAAAGTCATCCGTAAAGAAATATACGGCAATGGAAAATGCAGTCTGCAGTGATGGCAGGATTCGTGGTATGTTTACTTTTCTGGGTGCCAATCGGACTGGACGCTTCAGCTCAAAAATAGTCCAGCTGCAGAACCTGCCGCAAAACCATATGCCGGATTTAAAAGAGGCACGAGGCATAGTAAAGAGCGGTGATCATGAAACCCTTGAAATGCTCTATGAAGATATACCAGATACTCTTTCACAGCTTATTCGGACAGCTTTTGTGCCAAAGAAAGGCTGTAAGTTTATAGTTGCCGACTTTTCTGCCATTGAGGCTCGTGTGCTATCATGGCTTGCAGGTGAAGATTGGAGAAGTGAAGTATTTGCAAGCGGCGGTGACATTTATTGTGCATCCGCATCACAGATGTTTAATGTCCCGGTAGAAAAGCATGGTGTGAATGGGCATTTAAGGCAGAAAGGCAAGATCGCAGAACTGGCCCTGGGATACGGTGGATCAGTGGGAGCTTTAAAGGCTATGGGCGCACTGGATATGGGCCTTGAGGAGGAAGAATTAAAACCCCTAGTTAATGCCTGGAGGCAGGCTAACCCGTACATCGTAAAATTCTGGTGGGATGTGGATAGAGCAGCTAAGAAGTGTATTAAGGAAAAGCAGTCTCAAGAAAAACAAAATATTAAGTTTCATTACAGGAGTGGAATGCTCTTTATTGTTCTTCCTTCTGGTAGGCAGCTTGCCTATGTTAAACCAAAGATTGGTGAGAATATCTTCGGTGGTGAATCGGTCACTTACGAAGGTGTTGGTGCTACAAAGAAATGGGATCGACTTGAAAGCTATGGGCCTAAGTTTGTAGAAAACATTGTCCAAGCAATCTCTCGTGATATTTTGATGCATGCCATAAAGACTCTAAGCTCTTACCGCATTGTGGCTCATGTGCATGATGAAGTTATTATTGAGGCGAATCCTAGCATGTCACTTGATAGGGTGTGCCAGCAGATGAGTAGAGTCCCTCCCTGGGCAAAGGGATTGCTTCTTGATACCGATGGTTATGAATGCGAATTTTATAAGAAAGATTAGTTAAACAATCAGATTTCACCTCTTGCCGTGGCTACCAGGTAGGAGGTGTTTTTTTTATGAAGATTATTGAAGTGAAAGATGGCAGCCCGATCAAGGGTGAGACAGAACCAATGACAGAAGAACAGTTGCAGAGAGAGTATGACTTTTATATAGCAGAAAGCATTATCGGAATGCTCCATAAAGAAGGCAAGATTACAGAGAATGAACGACACAAAATATCTGCATTAAACCGACAGAAATTCTTACCAAAGCTAGCCGAGATTATGTCCTAAATCACTTGCTATTAGTGGCTTTTAGAGTGATATATGTAATGAAAGAAAGCGAGGTGAGACAATGAAAAAGATAACGAAGATCGATGAACTGAATAAAACACAGTCATCAAATATTAAACTTCGAGTGGCCGCTTATGCTCGGGTTTCAACAGATAGCGATGAACAGTTAGAAAGCCTTAAAGCTCAGCGGGAGCACTATGAAAACTACATCAAATCCAATCCAGAATGGGAGTTTGCAGGGCTTTATTATGACGAAGGCATATCAGGTACCAAGAAGGAAAAACGTCCTGAGCTTCTTCGTATGATTCGTGATTGTGAAAGTAATCGAGTTGATTTTATTATCACCAAATCCATAAGTCGTTTTGCACGTAATACCACGGATTGCTTAGAGCTGGTAAGAAAACTCTTAAATATCGGTGTATTTATTTATTTTGAGAAAGAAAATCTGAACACAGGCGACATGGAAAGTGAATTGATGCTCTCAATTTTATCTGGGTTTGCTGCTGAAGAGTCCGCATCCATTTCGCAGAACATGACATGGTCAATCAGCAAAAAATTTCAAAATGGCAGTTTCATTATTGGCAGTCCCCCTTATGGTTATGCCAATGTGAATGGTGAGATGGTCATCGTTCCAGAAGAAGCAGAAGTTGTTAAGCGCATTTTTTCAGAGTGCCTTTCAGGTAAAGGTGGAAGTGTGATTGCAAAGGGCCTTAACAGGGACAAGATTCCTGCGAGAAGAGGTTATCATTGGAGCACAGGAACAGTGATTGATATGCTCCGAAATGAAAAATACAAAGGGGATGCGCTTTTCCAAAAGACTTACACGGATAACAACTTCAATCGACGACCTAATAAAGGTGAGAAAGACCAATTTTACTGCAAGAATCATCATGAGCCTATCGTCAGCAAAGAAGTTTTTTCTAAGGCACAAAAGCTGATCACACAAAGAGCGAAGAGTAAGACTGTTAACAAAAAGGCTTATCAAAATAGATATGTATTAAGCGGCAAAATCATCTGTGGAGAGTGTGGGTCCACATTTAGGAGAAAAACAAACTACTCTGCTGGCAGAAGTTATATCGCCTGGAGCTGCATAGGGCATATTGAAAACAAGAACAGCTGCTCCATGCTATTTATTCGGGATGGAGAGATAAAGGCAACCTTTGCCACCATGATGAATAAGCTTGCCTACAGCAGAAAGATTATCCTTGGGCCACTTTATGATTCCATAAGTAAAAACCAAGAAGAGTGCGACCTTGAAAGAATTGATGCCATCGATAAGCGAATGGAGCAATTGACCGAAGAGCGCAATACGCTTATTGGCCTTATGACAAAAGGGTTTCTTGAATCAGCACTTTTTAGCAAGGAACGAAATGTTCTGGATAGCGAAATAAAAAATCTAACCACTGAGAAGACAAACCTGGTCATGTCATTTACAAGTGGAACATCACAGGCAGATGAGGTAAAGGCGATTCTTGAGCATGTGTCGAAAGATAAGTTTGATGGAAACTATACAGACGAGGTATTTGAAAAGTTTGTAGAAAACATCATTGTAAATTCAAGGGATGAACTGACATTTAAATTAAAATGTGGGCTTTCTCTTAAAGAAAGGGTGGTGAGGTAAATGGCCTATGTGCCATACGGATATGCAATTACGGATGGAGTTGTTACCGTTGATGAAAGGGCTGCGGATCAAGTAAGGGATTTCTTTGAAAAGTACATTTCAGGACTTTCTCTAGCTGTGGCCGGTGAGCAGGCTGGTATTCAGAAGACTCATTCATCAATGGGCCTTATTTTGAAAAACGTCAACTATCTTGGAAATGACGTATACCCCGCAATCATTGATAAAGAGACGTTTGATAAGGCTGAAGAAGTTAGAAGTAAACGTGCGAAGGATCTAGGGAGGATTGCAGAGCTTGCAGCTTTCAGTGCTCCCCCACCTATAGAAAGATTTAAAATGAAAAAATCAGAAGGTAAGCTTCCAGATGATCCAGTAGGGCGAGCGGAGTACCTGTATAGTCTGATAGAAAGCGAGGTTTAAATTGGCAGAGAAAAACATAACTGTAATTCCAGCACGAAAAAGGGTAGGAAGTACAGCTGCAAAAGAAAAAGTAAAAAAACTTCGTGTAGCTGCTTATTGCCGTGTTTCTACAGAAACTGAAGAGCAGAATTCCAGCTATGAGGTGCAGGTTGCTCATTACACTGAGTTTATAAAGAAAAATAATGAATGGGAGTTCGCAGGCATATTTGCAGATGATGGTATTTCAGGCACGAACACGAAAAAGAGAGAAGAGTTCAACCGCATGATCGACGAGTGCATGGAGGGAAACATCGATCTGGTTATTACAAAATCCATTAGTCGATTTGCCAGGAATACTCTGGACTGCTTAAAGTATATTAGGCAGCTCAAGGATAAGAACATATCCGTATTTTTCGAGAAAGAGAACATCAACACAATGGATGCCAAGGGAGAGGTGCTTCTGACCATTATGGCATCCCTCGCGCAGCAAGAGAGTCAGAGCCTTTCTCAGAATGTTAAACTTGGACTTCAGTATCGATATCAGCAAGGGAAAGTCCAGGTCAACCACAATCGATTTATGGGGTACACAAAAGATGAAGAAGGAAACTTAATTATTGTTCCTGAAGAGGCTGAAATCATTAAACGCATTTATAGAGAGTATCTTGAGGGCAAGAGCCTAGTAGGCATTGGTAGGGATCTTGAGAAGGACGGTATTTTAACAGCTGCAGGAAAACCAAGATGGCGACCGGAGACCATAAAGAAGATTCTCTTGAACGAAAAGTACATCGGGGATGCCCTTTTACAGAAGACCTTCACCGTGGATTTCCTTACAAAGAAAAGAGTTAAGAATGAAGGCCATGTATACTAAGACCAGGTTTTGGACAGTATCTTAAATAAATAAGGAATGTTTGCTACCTTACAACAAGGAGAAACAGTATGGGTAGGAACAGAAAGACTTTTACAGACACTTTCAAGAAAGAGGTAGCTATAGAAGCTATCAAAGAAAAAAACACTGTAAATGAGATTGCAGCAAAGCATGGGATTTCTGGAAGTATGGTATCAAACTGGAAAAAAGCATTTCTATCAGGAGGCTTTTCCAAGGAAGTCAAACAGCTCAAGAAAGAGAATGCAGAGCTGAAGCAGGTTAATGAAGAAACTTGTACAGAACTTGGAAAAACCCAGATGGAGCTAGCATTCCTAAAAAAAAAGATGAATTTATAGGATCTGACCTCTGTTATCTGGTAGATTTTGAGCTGGCGAAGCCAGAAGGCCCAAAAAGGCCCTTTACTTTGCCAGTCTACAAGCAGTGCACGTTGTTGGGCATACCTCGATCTTCTTTTTACTACTGGAGAAACCATCACGAGGAACAGGAACGGCTCAGGATGGAATTCTTTGCTGAAGAGAAGGCTTTTGCAGAGATTGTCATGGATGCCTGGGTAGAATACCCGACCTATGGTTATAGGAAGATGTCATTCTATCTCCAGCGAAAGAAGCATCCAGAGGCCACTGAGAAGCGTGTGAGACGTATTTACAAGATGTTGGGTCTGCAGGGACTAGCCCCGGTATTCAAGACGACCAGGAACAGCAAGAGAAAGGAGAAAAAGTTCCCTTACCTGCTCAGGAACCGAAAGATCAGCTTTGTGAATGAGGTTTGGGCAACAGATATTACCTATATCAAGCTTCCTGGAGGCATGGTGTACTTTACGGCTGTCATTGATCTCTACAGCAGGAAAATCCTCTCCTGGAGCCTGAGCAACACAATGGATACCCAATTCTGTATGGATTGCGTTCAGGAAGCCATAGCTAAATATGGAATGCCTGCCATCTTTAACACAGATTGTGGATCTCAGTACACAAGTAAAGAGTTCATTGCAATGCTGGAGGGATATGGGATCCGGATTAGCATGGATGGCATTGGAAGATGTTTAGACAACATTTTCGTAGAGCGGACTTGGCGGACCTTGAAGTATGAATGTATCTTCCTCCACGACTACAATACGATGACCCAGCTTTCAAATGGTTTGGATGCTTTCATAGCATTCTTCAACGACGAGAGACTTCATCAAGGCTTGGATTACCAAACACCAAATGAAGTATATGAACAAGGATGTTTCCCTATAAGGGAAAAGGATATTCAGGTAGCTTAGAAATATTCTTTATATTTCTAGATCTTTGTCTTGACAGAGGGCTTAGCTCCATGTCCCACAGTATTATGTTGAAAATAGCCATGAGGCGATCATACCAAAGGAACTATTTTTACAGGCTCAGGAAGAACTTCATCGCAGGAATAATATTTACACAGGAACAGATAAAAACAAAAGACTCTATAGCAGTAAATATGCTTTGAGCACCATAACCTTCTGTGGGGATTGCGGGGACATTTACAGACGGGTGTATTGGAATATACGCGGTAGAAAAGAGTTTGTATGGCGATGCGTTACGAGAATCGAGCAAGGTCCTGAAACGTGTAAGAACCGGACGGTAAAAGAAGGAGATTTATATGATGCGGTTATGACTGCCATTAATAGACTCCTTGCCGGTGGAGATAACATGATAAGAACACTAGAAGAAAACATCCATGCGGTAATTGGTGACACCACAGAATATAAGATTTCAGAAATTAACAAACTACTAGAGGAAAAGCAGAAAGAAGTAATCAGCCTCGCCAACAAAGGAAAGGATTACGAATTCTTAGCCGATGAGATTGATAAGCTCCGTGAAGAGCGACAGAGCCTCCTTGTGGAAGATGCATCATTAAGTGGTGAGAATGAGCGGATCAACGAACTGGTAGAAATTATCCGCAAAAACAAATATCGCACCCTACTATATGACGACACGCTTGTAAGGAAGCTCATCCAAAACGTCACCGTGTACGAAGAGCATTTTGTGATAAGCTTTAAATCTGGCATTGAGATTGAAGTATAAAAAACGGATTATAGAATTGACCCGTTTTACTTAGCTAAAGGGAACTAGTGGTTATCATTTTAGTTGTTGACAAACTGGTCAAAAAATATTATCGAGCAAATTTCAAAATGCTAAGCAATACGTATAAATATACGTAGATTTGTGTATATCCATTCATGCCAAGTGATATGACAGTAACCCAGGTGATCTTCTCTCCAGGATGAAGGAGACAATCACCTCC